ATGGCGAGGTAAGTATGAGCGGAATGTTTAGCAAACCAGACACTAGCGCACAAGAGCGAGCTATTGCAGAGACCAAGAAAGAAAACGAGCGTCTCAAGTTGCAGGCCGAGGAAGAGCGTAGAGAGCTAGCAGAGCAAGCCACGGCAAAGCGAAGAAGCAGGTTAACCGGTGGGTCGCGGATGTTGTTATCGAGCGCAAGGCTTAACGCCGAGCAAGGAATTCAAACTTTAGGTTCATCTGAAATGGAAGGAGCTTAATCATGGGTGGAACCACTAGAAAAGCAACCGGACAAGAAGATAAACGAAGGGCAAACGAAGCCAAACAACAGGCTGAAATGCAAGCCAAAAAAGAAAAAATAAAATTACAAAATGAGCGCAACGAGATGGCCAGGGTTGCTGGCGAATCTGCGGCTGCGTCTCGGCGTTCTCGCCGCCGCACAAGTTTACTTGGAACCGTTAGCCTTGGCAGCGCAGAACAAACACTTGGCGATGAACTTAAACTTTTAGGCTAGACATGGACAAAAAAGACAAGATGCAAAAGAAGGTTGCTACCGTGATGCGTGAATACTCCAAAGGCAAACTAAAGTCTGGCTCTGGGCAGAAGGTTAAAAGCGAGCAGCAGGCCAAGGCTATTGCTATGAGCGAAGGCCGCAAGGCTGGAGGGTACGGAAAATGAAACCCGGCCTCTATGCCAACATCCATAAAAAGCGTGAGCGCATAGCCGAGGGTTCTGGCGAGAAGATGCGTAAGCCTGGCGCACCAGGCGCACCAACCGCAGAGGCTTTTAAGAAAGCGGCTAAAACCGCAATGAAGCCTAAGAAGTAATGGCCATACAGGTTCAGCAAGAATCTTTTTCAACTAAGTCTAGGTTTGTAACTCCGACTTACGTTGATAAAGATGGCGTTACTTATTTAACGTCATCAGACAAACCATTCCCTGTTATTGAGGTAAACCATTTGCGCCTGCATGAGGGCAGGGCATTTTATGTTTACAAAACATTTAAAAAAGGTTCTCCTTTAGCGGTCAATGGAAATTTAGACATAGCTCTTGCTTGGCCAGATGGGTACGCTCCTCATTGTGTGTTTACTTACGAAAGTGGCGGGTCATCAGAGTTTTATATTTATGAAAACCCAACTACATCTGGTGGGACGGCAATGACAGTTCACCGCCGTAATAGAGTGCTTACAACAACCAGCGCGGCAGCAGCCGTGCATACGCCAACTGTAACTTCTGTTGGAACAGAAATCTTTGGTGAGTTTATTTCTAGCGGGGCTGGCGGCACAGGAATTGGTGGCAGGGGTTTAACCCCCGAGTTTGTTTTAAAACCTTTGACCACTTATCTTTTTAGATTAACCAACGTCAATTCACAATCGAATGAAGCAGAGCTCATACTGGATTGGTACGAATAATGGTTCAGAAAAAATATCAAAACCCAGAAGGTGGACTAAATGAAGCAGGCCGCAAATACTTCAAGAACAAAGAAGGCAGCAACCTCAAATCCCCGGTTAAGTCTGGTACGAACCCGCGGCGTGTTAGCTTTGCTGCGCGATTTGGTGGAATGGCTGGGCCTCTCACGGACGAAAAAGGTAGACCCACCCGCCTCAAGCTCGCCCTCAAAGCGTGGGGTTTCGGCAGCAAAGAAGCGGCCCGTAATTTTGCGCAAAGGCACAAAAAGGACTAAATAATGGCTGAGATGATGAGACTATCGCCAGAGGATGTGCTCAAGCGGCACGACATGGCGTTACGCAAGAAGGATGATTTTCGCGACCTATACGAAGATGCCTACGAGTTTGCGCTCCCACAGCGTAACCTCTATGACGGGTACTACGAGGGCAAGGTTGGCGGCGCAAAGAAAATGAATCGGGTGTTTGATTCCACAGCGATCAACTCCACCCAGCGATTTGCTAACCGCCTGCAATCCGGAATCTTCCCGCCGCAACGTAAGTGGGCAAGGCTTGAGCCAGGCGCAGACATTCCAGATGATCGCAGGGGAGAGGCACAAGCTGCGCTTGACATCTACACCGAGAAACTTTTTGCCACGCTCAAGCAGTCAAACTTTGACATTGCTATGGGCGAGTTCTTGTTAGACCTCTCTATTGGCACAGCGGTAATGATGGTGCAGCCTGGAGATGACGTTAACCCACTAAACTTTGTGCCGGTGCCTCAGTACCTAGTGGCATTTGAGGAAGGTGCAAATGGCCAGGTGGACAATGTCTACCGCCGTATGCGGATCAAAGGCGAATCAATCCAGCGCCAATGGCGAGATGCCAAAATTGATGGCCAATTAAAGTTAAAGATTGAATCAAAACCCACAGAAGATTTTGAATTCGTAGAGGCCACGGTTTTTGATAACCAGCGCGGGGATTACTGCTACCACGTTATTCAAAAAGAAACCAAGCAAGAGATTGTTTATCGCAGGCTAAAGACTAGCCCCTGGGTGGTAAGCCGGTACATGAAGGTGGCTGGCGAGATCTATGGACGCGGCCCGGTAATAACCGCAATGCCAGATATCAAAACCCTAAACAAGGTCAAAGAGCTGGTGCTCAAAAATGCATCACTATCGATTGCCGGTGTCTACACCGCAGCTGATGACGGTGTACTTAACCCGGCAACCATCAAGATTGTGCCAGGCGCAATTATTCCCGTGGCGCGTAATGGTGGCCCCCAGGGCGAATCTCTCAAGGCCCTGCCGCGAGCTGGTGACTTTAACCTGTCGCAGTTGGTGATCAACGACCTGGTGCAAAACATCAAGCGCATTTTGCTAGACGAATCGCTGCCACCGGACAATATGTCGGCTAGGTCAGCTACCGAGGTAGTCGAGCGGATGAAGGAGCTCTCGCAGAACCTGGGCTCTGCCTTTGGCCGGTTGATCAACGAGACTCTGATTCCCGTGGTTACCAAGATTCTTGAGGTTATGGATCAGCGCGGGATTATCACAATGCCCCTGCGGGTCAACGGCCTGGAAATCAAGGTATCTGCTGTAGCTCCGCTGGCGATGGCTCAGAACATGGAAGATGTCAGCAACATTCTCCAATACGCTCAGATTGCAGCCCAGGCTGGCCCAGAGGGTCAGATGGCAATCAAGGTTGGGGATATGCTCGACATGGTTGCTGAGAAGTTGGCCATTCCACAGTCGATCCGAATGACAAAGGCCGAGCGCGAGGCTAAGATGGCCGAGGCCCAAGAAATGGCCCAACAAGCTGCTCAAGTTGCTCAAGAAAACCCTGAGATGGTTGAGCAACTGGTTGGGGGCATGACCTGATGTCTGGCGGCTGGGATGATCTAGAGGCCATACCAACAGATATCCGTGGAGCGCAGCAGGCGGTAGAAGATTTAAACAAGCTCTGCCTGCGCGTGCTCGGCTCAGAAGATGGCCAGAAATTGATGGGGTGGTTGCGAGCTGCCCTGCTAGAGCAGCCCGTTGCCGTGCCGGGCAGCGATCCCTCATTCGCGTTCTACCGTGAAGGCCAGAACAGCGTAGTGCGAGACTTGGAAGCACGGATCAAAAAGGCAAGGAGCCTGTAAATGGAAACGCAAGTAAACGAGCCCAGCGGCGAAAGCCAAGATGCTGGCCTACTCGATTCGGTATCAATTACCGAAGACCAAGGCCAGCAGGCAAGCCCAAGCAGCACAGACATCGAGCACCGTGAGGAGCAAGATGACGATACACCACTAGAACGTCCAGATTGGTGGCCAGAGAACTTCTGGAAAAAGGACGATTCCTCACCCGACCTAGAAGGCATAGCTAAGAGCTGGCAAGACCTGCGTAAGCAGATAGCCCAGGGCAAGCACAAGCCGCCAACCGATGGGAAATACGACACCTCGGTCTTTGGAGATATCCCAGAGGATGATCCGGTGCGTGGCCACGTTATGGGGTGGGCAAAGGAATATGGGATATCTCAAGCAGCTCTAGACAAGCTGGTTGGGGATGTTGTGGCCATGAATGGCGAGCAGGCGCAGCAGGTATCTCGCACCATCGAAGAAGAGCGCAAGGCCCTTGGCCCTAACGCAGATGCCATCATCAAGGGCATGGGCGATTGGGGTGCTGGCCTAGTTCGCAAGGGGATACTTAGCAAGGATGACTTTGAAGAATTCAAGGTCATGGGCGGCACAGCTGCTGGGGTGCGTGTATTTATGAAGATACGGGAGACCTACGAGGGGATGAAGATTCCTTTGCAGTCTGCTCCGGTTGAGGGGTCTGCCAGCAAGGACGAACTCTATGCAATGGTGGCCGATCCAAAGTACAAAACAGACCCAGGATACAGGTCAAAAGTCGAGCGGATGTTTGCATCGACTTTCGGTAACTAATCCTCCTCACTCTCCGCAAGGAGAGGCTTGAACGCCACCGGCTAACCACCGGTGGCTTTTTTTGTTGCATTTTATTTTTAGAACCGTTAGATATTCGGTTAAGGCCAATCGATATCCATCGACCCTTACCGCAGCGGATGCTGACGAGCGGCTAGCGTAACTAGCAAGCAAGAGGCCCAGAACACCGGCTAACCGAAGCGACAAAACCTTTTTAACTTTCTTGGAGATTCCAAATGGCGATTTCATTATCAAACGCCTTTGTCACGCTCTTTGACGCTGAAGTTAAGCAAGCCTACCAGGGCAAAGCAATGCTGGTGGGTGCGGTTCGTCAGCGCCGGGGTGTCGAAGGCTCAACTGTAAAATTCCCTAAAGTCGGCAAGGGCGTGGCCACCGTGCGCGTTCCCCAATCCGATGTTAGCCCATTAAACGTAGCGTTCTCTAACGTCACCTGCACGCTGACTGACTACAATGCCGCTGAGTACAGCGACATCTTCAATCAGGCCAAAGTCAATTTTGACGAGCGTTCAGAGCTTGTTCAGGTAGTTGGTTCCGCTATTGGCCGCCGTCAAGACCAGATCGTTTTGGATGCACTCTCAGGTTCGAGCACAAGCTTAGTAGTGACCGAAGACGAGGGTGGCACCAACACAGGTCTGAACGTGGCTAAACTGCGTGCTGCTAAGAAACTGCTGGATAAAGGCAATGTCCCGATGGACAACCGCCACATGATCATCCACGCAAACTCTTTGGCATCGTTGTTAAGCGAGACCTCGGTAACCAGCGCAGACTTTAATACCGTCCGTGCCCTGGTATCTGGTGAGCTCAACACATTCCTCGGCTTTACTTTCCACACAATCGGTGACCGTACCGAGGGTGGTCTTCCCGTTGCATCGAGCGAGCGCAAGCTGTGGGCTTTCCACCGTGACGCAATCGGCTATGCAGAGGGTATCGCTCCTCGCACGGAAATCAATTACATCCCTGAGAAGACCAGCTTTTTGGTCAACGCAGTATTCTCAGCCGGTGCAATTGCGATTGATGCCGAAGGTATTGTCGAAGTCCAAACCACCGATTCGGCATAAGGAGAACGATAATGGCATTTTCTATTACTGGTTTAAACTCTGTCAGCCCCAATAAGCGCGGCAATGCACCATCGATCTACGCTTATAAAACGACTGACGCTATTGCCGATGTCAATACATCTGGCTACTTCAACAGCCTGGCTGATACCCTGGAAGTTGGAGACCTGATTTACTGTGTTACATCAACGGGTACGACTGCTGTAGCAACGCTGGTATATGTGTTGTCCAACGCATCTGGTGTAGTTGATGTGAACGATGGCACGACATTAGCTAACACGGATACGGACTAATCAAGAGGGGGTCACGAGCTCCCGATTGTGATGCCGCAGCCGTATGACGTACAACACAAGGGGTGTGCCATTATTTGTGGCGCAGCCCCTTGTGTCTTTGAAGACCTAGAAAACGCACACAAACTTCGGACAGATGCCACCATTGTTGGTGTCAATAATGCAGCTGCAATGATTCCTGAAATTGAGCATATCTGGACGCAGCACAATAATTACGCCCAAGAATACAAAACTAAAGCTGGCAGGCCAATAAAGGTTCATGCTAGGGCTGGCATCATGGGAAATGATGTGGACTACTGGTGGAACAACATGGTTGGTATAAAAGGATCAAGTGGGATTGTGGCCGCAATTTGGGCCAAGGCTATGGGTTTCGATGAGGTAATTATGGCTGGTATCCCTTTGAGCGTTAGCAGCACCAACTACCACGACCAATACCCAGACAGCAAGCCAGACAGGGTATTTGCGCCCACCAATAACATTGAGCATTGGCAAAGGTTTCTGTATATACACAAAGAACATGGACGCATGGATGGTGTAACCTCTCTTAGCGGATATACCCGCCAAGTTCTAGGGGCCCCATGTTAACTGTTGCCTGCGTTCTCAAGTCTGGCCGCTTTAGCCAATCAGCTGGCAAAGAGCCTTACACCACAGCCGATGTGGAAAGATTGATGAATATGGTTGCCAAGAATCTTGGAGATCATAGGTTTGTATGTTTTTCGGATGTAGATGTACCGTGTGAGCGCATACCGCTCAAACACGGGTGGCCAGGTTGGTGGTCTAAGATCGAGCTCTTCTCTTGGGTATTTGATGGCCCGGTGCTTTACTTTGACCTAGATACAGTTATCTGTGGTGACCTGACCGAGCTGGCCGAGTACCCACATAAATTCACGATGCTCAAAGACTTGGGCAAGCGCAATACACCGGCAAGCGGGATGATGGCCTGGAACGGGGACTATTCGCACATTTACCTGACATTCAGGTCAGACCCATCGTTTTATATGACCATGTACTCTGGCAGCCTGAATCTTGGTGACCAGGCGTTTATTGCCAAGAATCAAAAGCCAGACTGCTTGTGGCAACAGATATTCCCCAATAGAATCTTCTCATACAAATTTCATCTTCTTGGCAAGCCAAAACCGGACGAAGCAAAAGTGGTTTGTTTTCATGGGGAGCCCAAGGGCTCCGGTTCAAATGGCTGGGTAAGAGATATATGGAGTAATGCAAATGGCAGCAGGTGATTCCGCACTATCGATTTGTTCAGACGCTCTATTGATGCTGGGCGCTAAAGCTATCTCATCGTTTAACGAGGGAACCAACGCGGCCAACGTATGTGACCGGCTATACCCAGACATCAAGAACCAGGCGCTTCTTAATTACCCCTGGTCATTTGTTTACAAGAAGATTCAGCTATCTCAGTTAACCTCTACCCCAACTACAGAATACAGGTATGAATATCAATTGCCGGGTGATCGGATTGGGCCGCCCAGGCAGATATTCGTTAGCAGCACCCCTGGTTCTAGACCGATTAAAAACTACCGGATATTCCAAGACAAGCTGCTCACCAACGAGACCACCATCTACGCTGACTATCCGTATGCCGTCCAAGAATACGAGATGCCGGTCTACTTTGTGCAGCTTCTCAAGTACATGATGGCCTGGCACCTATCGCTACCAATTACAGACCAGATCGACAAAACCCAATATTGGCAGCAGATTGCTATTGGCGCTGCATCAGAAAATGGCCGCGGTGGATATATGCGAACCGCTACCACCATTGATGGACAGGGGCAGCCAATCTCTGTGATTGAGGACTACAGCTTGATTGATGTGAGGAACTGATGGCGCGTTTTACGTCAATCCAGACCAACTTCTCAACCGGGGAACTTGACCCCCTGCTGAGGGCTAGGGTTGACTTGCAGGCATACTCAAACGCGCTTGAGGAGGCCACCAACGTGGTGGTGCAGCCACAGGGTGGTATTCGCCGCAGGCCAGGCACCAGATACGTTATGAGCCTGCCAAATAGCAGCTCCGAATCTGCGGCTAACGGAGTGCGCTTGGTTCCGTTTGAGTTTTCAACGTCCGACAGCTATATGCTGTGCTTTACCCACAATCGGATGCACGTTTTCAAAAACGGTGCTCAAATCTTAGACATCAATGGCGGCTCCCCGGATTATTTGGATACAAGTGGCGTTGGCCTTACTGGGGCTAGGCTGGGGATTATAAATTGGACGCAGTCTGCTGATACTCTAATTGTTGTACACCCAGACATTCAACCAATCAAGATTGTGCGTGGCGCGACTGATGCAAGCTGGACGGCAACCGCGATTACTTTTGACACCGTTCCAAGATACGCATTTACCGTTACAAACGAAGCTGGCCGCGCGGTGACGCTCACTCCGT